AACTTCATTTCTTGCAATTTCCAAAGCAGTAGTTACAGCTGACATTTTTGTGGTTCTTGGGTCTTGTCCTGCTGCAATAGCCATTTTGTCGCTATCGCCACCAAATTCTGCTTCAACCATAAATCTAACAGTGTTTCTCACTTCGTAATCAGTAAGATAAGAAACTTTAGGTGCAGATGCAAATTCACTATAGCCAATAGCATTACCAGTGCGTTGCTCTGTAGCTTGCACTACTTCTTTAGTTAGAAAATCGCCAACCATCGTCATACCAAGTACATTATCAATTTGACGCATTTGCGTCATATCTCTAATTACACCAGGTAAAAACGCTCTAAACAAGTCTTGTCTACCAGAGACAGAACCGCCAATATATGGAGCTTGAGAATCCATTGCACTAAAATTAATTCCTAGCGTATCGCGAGTGATTAATTTTTTTGTGATCTCAACATTCTCTGCTGAGTCTTGAGCACTCATATTGTCATGAGCAATTTTATTGTTAATTAAATCTTGTCTTGAATATCTTTTCATCTTATTTTTCCTTTAATTAGTTAAGTAGCTCTAATACACACAAGCCATTTGCTTCAGCATCAAAATAAAATACTTTGCAATTTGGTATTTGAGTTTGACCCGCACCAGCTGTACCAACACCTAAAGCACCTGTAGTGTTATCAAAGAAAACATCATCGCCAACACTAGCAGTACCGCCAACATTTGCAATAATTCTACCAGTCTTTGCTATGCTCGCTTGAGTTCCACGAGGAATAGAGTTTGTAGAACCAATGCTAGAGCTATAATTAACATATTGCTTAGGCAAAACTAATAGACCTACAAATGTACCAGTTCCGCCTTTTCCTGCTACACCCTCAGAAACTCTAGTGAAAGCAGTACCAATAACATTATCATCACTATTTAGTACATATGTATCTATTTTCTTAACTGTATTGTCGTATAATTCACCTACAACACCAAAAGCTAATTTTTTATTTACTATTGTTTGCATATTTATTTTCCTTTTTTTTTAAAAATTATCGTAAAAAGATTCTTTACCTTTCTTGATTCCAGCGTCCATAGCTACATCAGTATGCACTACTTTTGAGGTTGCAGATAAGTAACCTTTTAATGTAGCAAGCTCTTGTCCTTTATCTGCTGTAATGTCTAATTTCTTAAGGCCATAATCGACAACATCTTTAAAGTCCATATCTAAATGGTCGAAAGAACCAACAACTTTTGAAATTTCGCTAGCTAATCTATCTCTACTTTTGAACTCTTCTTTTAATGCTATCTTAGCATCCATCGCATCTTGAGCCATTGCCTTTTTCTCTTCTTCAATGTCAGAAGCTTTTTTCTCTTCATTTACTTCTGAATCTTTAACCTCTTTGTACTCGTCCTCGGTTTCTTCTTCGACAACTTCTTTGCTATCTATTTTTTCAGATAGCTCATTTATTTTTTCCATAATTGGCTTTAGCATTTCCTCTAAAGATTTTATTAATTCATCATTCATTATAGGTATTTCTCCTGTTGTTATGTCAGTTGTTATGTCATTATAGTCAAATGTTACTATTGCAGAATCGCAAACAGCAACCTCTTTACCCATTCGCCCGTTTTCTACTGTAGCAATATGGTTGCCTCTTAGCTCTGTTTGTATTGCATCGTATTTTTGTCCATCAAAAACGCCACTCTCAAACTTGTATTTGCATTTATAGCCAAGGCTTAATTCTTTCTTTCCGTTTTCTATTATATTTTTTAAACTACCACTATAAACTTTTAAGTTTCCATAAAGTGTATCACCCTCAAAATATATATCTTCGCCAGTTGTTCCTTGGATTCCTTTTTGCTCTGCTGGCGTACCATCAGTGCCAAGCATTTCATGCTCATCTATCCACGGAACTAATTTAAATGAGTCAATAGTTTCTTTATTTGATAGCTCCTCAGCTGGGCGATATACCTTATAAATTCTATCAGGGTCTTCTGCACCTATTGAACTACCTAGATATTCGAATACTCCAACTTTTGATATAGGTCTTTTTTCCACCAAGACAAATCCGTTTTCATCTTCTTCTAATTTATTCATAATTAATATTATAAACCTTAATTAATTTTAAGATATATAAATATTTTATTATTGTCAATAATTAATATTAATAATTTAAAATAATTAATTAAATTCAATAACAGGAGTTTTAAAACATCTGCAATAAGGTAACTGTGCCGGCATTACTTTTTGTTTTGCGTCTCTATCGTATGGCGGGTCGTTAAGTTCGTATATTTGACCATCAAATTCAACATGGGTTTGCCTTTGTGTCTTTCCTGCACTTGAATGATTCCACCTAAATTTAGTAATTCCGTTCTGTCTCATTCTCGCTTCATCAAGTGTAGCGTTTGTTTTTCTTGTTTGGTCTAGTGCTAATAATTTAGCGTTTATTAAAGTCTTACCGCTGAGTATTTGTAATTGTGGAATTAATTCTTTGAGACCCTCGCCTTGGGTTATGCTCCGATAAGTAAAGCCTGAAGCTTGATCAAGATAATCAGCTTGTATACTTCTTATATAACTCGAGGCTTGACTCGCACTAGCTTTTAATATCTCTTTTGTCTCAGCACTCAAGTCTTTAACATTGATTGATAATCCACCGCTTAATTTCTTAAGACTATTTTGCGTTTGTGCTTTAGAATGTCTATTAACGCTATTAGTCATATAGTTAGCAATATTATTGCCCTCTACTTTAAACATAGAATAAAATTTATCTTCTAACTTGCTTAATAGTATTCTAACTTGGCTAGATATACTTGCATCTTGTGCGAAGTATGCTGGGCTTTCTTTTTTGAAAAGTCTTATAACTTCTCTCTCAAACTCTTTAATCATCTTCTTAGTTAGTCTTTCAACTTTTCTAACTGTGTTTTTTTCAATCTCATAATTTGGGCGTAAAGGTTCGCCTACTATAAGATTAGGGTTAAACTTATTTACCCATTTTTGCTTATTGCTTGATAGCTTTAAATTTTTAGCCATTTTTATAATTCTTCAATATTTTCTTTTTCATCAATATCGCTATAATCACTATAATCATTATCAATCATGCCAAAATATGGTGAGTTTTCATCATCTGTTAGTTTTTTATTAATACCATTTTGACCAAGTATGCCAGCATTTGTGTAATTAATATCTGTCCTTGATTTAATTTCATCAATTTCCGCTCTTTCTTTTTCGGTTATGGCGTCTAATTCATTCCACTGAATATAAGCATTGAAATCAATATTAAATTTAGGTTTTATTTCTGATTTAATTAACAATTGATAATGTCTATCAAGAAATGGCTCAAGAATCAAATCTTGTATATTCTCAAGCTCTTCATGATAACTTGATTCCTCTGTATCTCCACTTGAGAAACCTTTCATAGGCGAGTTCAATAGCTTATATGACGGGGTATTAGCAATACTACAAACTAATTGATACTGTGTCATCACATTGACATCGAGATCACTTAATGAAGTCTCTAACTGCTCAATACTATCCTTAGTATCAGCAAATCTTATGCCATAATTATCTCTTAGCTCGACCCATTTTTGCATCGAATCATTGAAAGAATTATAGTCTCCTACCTTGTCGCTCATACCTTCCATTTTGAAAACATTTAAACGCTTAGATTGTACCAGCATCGGGATTTCATTAGCTGTTTTTTCTGCGCCATATAAACGATTATATATTTTCTGTACAAGAGATATTCCCGCATACTGATAAGTTGGCTTAAGTATATCAGCCACTTCATCACCTCGAGTTATCACTAAATGGCTTTTATGATATTTTCTTCCATTAATCTGCCAGTATGTTGGCTCGTAATAATTTAAACTTGCCGGGTCTGAGACATTATCTGAAGTGGTGATAGGCGTACACCATTGTGGGTCTATTTGTGAAATTCCCTTATAACTTCCAGCTTTGACTCCATCAATATTAAAAGGTTTTTCATAGTACTTAGGATCGGTACTTTCTACAACAAATAAAGCTACACGAATGCCAAAAACTTTAGTGAATTGCGCTTGATTAATAAGCTTATCTTTGATTTTATATTTATGCCTATCTAAATTTCTTATTTCATCAAATATTTTACTTTCTATTTTTGTGTCTTCAATAGTTGAAACTTTCCAGCCTTTTCTTATCGCATCTTTTCCAGGTAAACTACAAGCTTTAGAAATTAAACTATTTTGTGCGATAATTGCCATTGCACCAAAACCGATAAAAGAATCGGAAGCAAACCAATCAAAGGCTATTGGATTAACTCCATAATTATTACCCATACTGTAAGCATTGTTGAAACATACAGAATCCATGCCTGTATGTTGGATGTTTGGCTTGGATTTAATCGATTTATTGAAAGCATTATCTATTATTTGATTTGTGGTTGGCTTCTGTAATCTTCTACCCCAAAACAAACTTTTTTCTTTGTTTTTTTCTTCTACAACAGGGATATCAATTACTACTTTTTTTTTCTTAAATATATTAAACATTATTTAACCTTAATAATTTATATAAATTTATTTTAGCATATTTTGATAAATATTAACCAAAAAATGAAGATGATTTTTTTTCTAATTCTGATATACCATCGTTCAACACATCTACTTGGTCATCATGCTTTCCATTTGGGAATACTAAAAGCTCTGGTATTAGGTCTGATAAATAGTCCGCTCCATCTCTAAAATAAACTCTGCCACTAGCCATATATGGAACGGCATCATAAGCCCTTGTTATCTTATCGTTGTTTCTTTGAATTGCTTTAACGGTTATATTATTTTCCCTTTGAAGTGATTGAATTAATCCAGTACCACTAGCTTTATCTTCCACACATAAATTTCTTAGCCTGCCGTTAGATAAATTTTTATGCTTCTCCCAAAATGATGTAGTCATTTGCTTTAGCTCTGGAGCTTCCCACTTTCCTCTCAGCTGGTCTATCAGATAAGCATCTTTATTTGCTGTATATCCCCACACCTGCAATACACTATAATCATTTGCTTCTTTAGTTTTCATTGCCGTATCAGCAAACATTAATCTATATTTAAATTGAGGCTCTATTGTGTAATATTTAAACCGATCTTGCTTGTACAATCCACCTCCCTTAGGTGCTGGCGTCTGCATATATTGTCCAGCAAATACGTAAGGATTAGCACTTTCTATTCTACGCAAATCTTCTATAGAATGCTTATATTCCCACAAAGGCAATCCATCATCATCAATAGCTGGTATATTAAGATGTGTCCAATCTTCCCCATTACCGCCATTTAACAAAAAACCGCTTAAGTCTTCCTCATGTAGTCTTTGCATGATTAATATAATTGGCGTATCTTTTGAGTTGGTTCGGCTTTCTATAGTTGTGCTAAACCAATCAATAACATTGTTACGCATAGTATCGCTGTTAGCTTCCCCAGCCTTGTGTGGATCATCTATAATTATTGCACCCTTGAAATTGGTTGACATACCACCAGCACCATAGCCTGTGATAGTACCATCTGCACCCGTAGCGTATACACAACCGCCAGCATTTGTCCGCCACTCGTCTTTTGCGTTGCTATCGTTCCTTAGTCCTATTTCTCCAAATATTTCCTCAAAGGTTTCGCCCTCAACTATTGCTCTAGCATTCCATGTATTGTTAGTAGCTAATCTCTTAGAATAACTCGCATGAATAAATTCGCTATCTGGATAATTACCAATACACCAAGCAATGAAGTTGATAACTGCTAACTCTGTCTTTGAATATCTCGGGGGTATATTAATTATAAGCCTTTTAATGTCGCCAATAACAACACGCTCAAGATGTTCACATATAACCTTATGATGCAAGTTTTCTACCCAGTCGATACCTTTACGGCTTTTGAAAATAGCTTTTGAAAAAGTTAGTAGATCAGTTCTACAATTGACGATGTCATTTATTTGCATACTTTGCCTTCAGGGCTTCTGTGATTAAATTGCTATTATTATCGTTATTCTGCTGTGCATTAGTATTATTAACTGTTACTTGACTGCTAGCGTGTCTTTGGTTTACTCCAAGAGTAACACTAGCCTTATCAACTGTATCAGCTAAATTTTTTAAGTCCGCACTATTCAATTCTCTTTCTTGAAATGATTGCATACCATCGCCGACATTTACTTTCTCAATAGTCTTGTTTGATGATATCATTTGGCTAGCTTTATCAAGTATCTTATTAGATATATTGTCAACTTTAATCCTATTAGCAACCTCATTTTCTATAGCTTTTATTTCTACTAAATTTTTACTAAGTTTTTTAGCTGTTTCATACTCCACTCCAGTCCTTACTATATCTACATTTGATTGATCTATATTTACTAACATTTTCTTGGCTATTGGCTGACTTATTTGATGGTGTTTAGCTACAGCATAATAGCTATTAAATCTACCAGCTTTCCACTCTGCAATTATCTGATTTTTTTTTCTAGTACTTAAAGACACTTATAACCCCTTATCTAAAATAACTTCTATTTTATGGTAATGATAATACGGGATTCTTATTAGTTTTATATTTTGTTTTAAACAAAAATCATTTTTTATTTTATCTCTATTTTTAATTTCATCTGTTAGTTTAGACATTGTTAATATCACTCATAGTTATATCATTATCGCTATTTTTCTATCTACTATCTCATCTGCATCAAACCAAAAATCTTTACCATCTTTGAGTTGGTTAAATTCTTCTTCATTAATGCCTAAATAAAAATTATTCATCAATGCATGTATTATTCTCATATTACAACTTAAATTTGATTGCAACTCTTGAGATTTTCCATTTATACATTGTGAGAATGTATGATACATTAATGAAGAATGTGAGTATACATATCTATTGTGACAAGCTCCAAATAATAAAGCTCCAGCAGAATAGCCAAAATTTAAATAAGCGTTGACTGTAGCAGTAGTTTTTTGCAAAATGTTTATATAATTAATTAGCAAACTTACAACACCACCATTCGAGCTTATATGAATATTTAAAGTATCTTTTTTGTCAAGTTGAGACAATTTATTAATTATCATGTTGTGACCTAGCTCTGAATCATCGAACTCGCCCACATACAAATCATAAATATTTTTTGTGTTACTTATAAGTGAAAAGTTTTCTTCTTTGGTGTGAATTTCTATTTGTTTATATTCTGATTTTTTTTTGCTCACAATTGTCTCCTTTGTGCAAAGTCCTGTTTAAAAGGCAGGAGGTGGACATTCCTCTTTTCGGGATATCTCCCTAGCCAAAATTAATAATACAATTATTTCGTTATAAAATCAATATTAATTTTTTACTCTTTCAAATTTGTCATTTGTTGTTAAAATCTCGACAAACTCTGGTTCAATTATTAAACCCTCGTCTTCGTATCTTCTAATACATCGATCAACATAATCATAATTTAGCTTGCGTATTTTTTCCATGAACTCGAATACTAGAGTTTTATCATTAAAATATTCTTGATAACCTTCTAGCCAAAAACAAACTTTATTGCCACCAATCAAACTACAGCTAAGATGTTCAATCTGTTTTTTCATGTTAATACGCATAAATTTTCTTAATATGACATCCTCGCCAGCAATGTAGCCACTAACTATTATCTCACATATCTTTACGATTACATCACAATTGTCTTCAACATCTCCATGTATGTCGATAAAATAAAAATTATTGCCATCTGATAATTTCTGTTCATTCATAAATAAGCTAACTATTTTTTCTAAATATATTTTTCTTAATTTGTTGACTTCCATTTCATTTGTCCTTTTTACTCAACTTTATATTGCAATTTGGGATTTCAAAATCATCATCAGTAATCAACTCTCTTATACTTTTTCTGTCCTTTACATATATGCAATACCAATAAGCATCATAGCTATCAGTAATTAACTTTCTCATATTTTTTCTATCTTTTACATCTCTGCAATACCAAAAAACATGATATCTATCAGTAATTAACTTTCTCATATTTTTTCTATCTTTGACATCTTTGCAATACCAAAAAGCATTCTTGCTATCAGTAATCAACTTTCTAATGCTTTTTCTGTCCTTTACATATATGCAATACCAATAAGCATCATTGCTATCAGTAATCAATCGTCTAATTTCTTTAGTATCTTTGACATCTCTACAATATACATATGCTTCATAACTTGTCATTTTTTCTTTCATTTTATTTGTCCTTTTTATCTAATTTATTAAATTCTTATCTATATTATAGCGTACTATATAATATAAGTCAATATTTTATAGATTATTTAAATTATTAAAAAGGAATATCATCATCAAAGTTATTACCTTGACCACTACCACCAATAAACTCAAAGCTTATGCCTTTTATTTGTGTTCTATAATTACCCTCTTTATCTTGATAATAATCGATACTTCCAGTAATTGCTAATTGACTACCTTTCGAGCAATAATTCTCTAAAGCTTCTGCTTGTTTATTCCAGAAAGATACATTATGCCAATTAGTCTTTTTGTTATCTCCAAAACCATCGGTAGTAGCAAGAGCTAAACTTGTAACTTTATTTTCGCCCACTTGTCTTAGCTCTACATCTTTTCCAAGTCTTCCAACCAAATTAACTATATTCATTATTTTATATTTCCAAATGTTGTGCTAAAAAAATCGAAGTGTTTAGACTTCATATATTTTTTAACATGGTTTTTATTTTTATTGTATTTTTCTTTTAAACCAATTGTAATTTTTTCAATTCTATAACTTTCTTTGATTTTATTGTTTAGATTAATAGCAAATTTAATTCTACAAAATTGAATATTAGTAAGATATTTACAATTTACAATTTTTTGATACCTAATTCCTGCACTTGATTTAACATTAACTTTAATAGGTTTATATTTAACTTTTAAGTCTAGCTTGCTTATAAAACTATTAACAGTAGTTTCAGATATTCCAAGTTCTTGAGATGCTTCCTTAATTGTATAATTCATATCTTATTTCTTAATACTGTATTATATTTTCTATTTCAACATCTTCATAATCGCATAGGTCGCAATCAACATCTTGAATATATTTATTTTCTTCCATATCTACACCTTTAAATTCTTATACATCTCTTCTATTTCATCTTTAAATGCAATCAGTTGCTCTTTTGTTAATGGCTTCATTTTACTCCAATTAGAGCCATTTCTCTTCCCTGAAAATGAAAAAGTTCCATCATTGACAGCATCATAAAATCTTAAAGATTTATCTGCTTTCATATCATCATCCCAAACTATAACTGGTTGAGTATCATATAGACTACGCTCTTCGTTGTAGTCTAGTATTTGCCAAACATCTTTATCAGTATGAGAAACAAAACTTCCGTATACAATATTTAAGATTACTTCAGAATTACTAGGAGATAATACAACTTCTCCTGTTTCACTTGCTGTAAATTTGACTACAAGCACATCATCTTTACCTTTGGCAAATATAGGGTACTTAATTTCTTCTTTAACTTCTTGTTTAACTTCTTGTTTCTCACTTGCGGGAAATACAACCTTTCCTAATTTTTCATCCCATTCATATCCTTTTTTAAAAGCCTTTTCAAAAGATATCACTTTGTAGTAATTTTTGGTTTTAAGTTTATTTAGAGTACCAAAATTACCATTGACTATAAGTAGACAATAATCATCCCCTACAGAATAAAACTCAGATTTGTCTAAAAAACTATTCCCATTGCACCACTTATAACCTTTACTATGGGCATAAGTACGCAGAGCCAAGTCTTTAGCTTCTGTATCACAATGTACTGCTACATTTTTATTAAATATTTTTTTCTTAAACATTATTTATCTCCAGTTAAGTTATTGCCTAGGTGGTGTGGCGACTGGAACGCCCTAGGCAAACTTTGATTATGATTAATTTAAGACACCACTCTTGAATTATCAACGAATTTGATAGATATATTATATCAAGATATGTCGTATATTTCAATCTTTACACCTTCAAATTCTGCATATTGTTTTCTTGAATCAAGCTGACATACTTGAGAATCATCAACGAAAGCTACACCATTTAGTGCGTCGAAAACCGATTTTAGCAAATTATCTTTATCTGGCCTTGAAATATGCCATTTTGCATCAGCTTTCTTTTGCTTGCTCCAGCTCTTGGGAATTTTATAAAAAAATTCTACTTTCATGCCTACCGCACCTTCGAGAGGTTTTTTCATCTTTGTTTTAGCTATCAACTTCAAACCATTTTTCCACGCTGTATAGTCCTTAGCGTTGTAAGTAACTCTACTTGTAACTCGTGGTCTTGGTGCTGGCTTAGGCTTAACTAGATAGCATATATTAATCATTTTATTAATTATCTCCATGATATATTGCGACTACTTTTCATATTCAATTATTTCTACTGGCTTTTTTTTCATATTATTTAGCCCTTTTTATTGATATAATTTCCATTTTATAAAATTCTTTGGAATCCTGTTGGAGCATAAGATGTACCGTGTTCTGCATCAATTTTTCTTAAGAAATTTTCTATCTGTAAATGTATATTACTTGCTATTTCATATTCTTCCTCATAGAATTCATCATAATCTGAATAAAATTCAGACCACATAGAATCATCCGCAGGTAAATCTTCTGGTGACCAAGATAAGTCATTATCAATTCCAACATTTTTCAAAAGCATATTAAATGATTCATCATTATCACCACATAACCAAGAATTAAATGTAGAAAAATTAACACTTTCGCTTATAAGCAATGCATCCAAATTAGAGTGCAGATCATGTCTCATGCTACATACTTTAGCAATTGCATCGTGCTGTTCTTCAGTTAATGAAGATATTTGCTTTTGAATTTCCATTCTTTTAGCTGAATTTTCTGCTCTTCTTTGATATTGATCTTTGTTTAAAATTGACATTGTTATCCTTTTTTCTTATTTATGTTACTATTATAGTCGATTATAATTGTTTTGTCAACTTATTATTTATTTTTTTGATAAAAATCAATTAAAAACTTTAACTTGTCTATGTTGTTTTTTTGATTTAAATCATTAATTATATTTATATATTTACTGTCACTCGGCTTTAATTTCACTTCGAATCTTTTAGTTATTTTAGTCCATTCAACAGCATTTTGAGATCTTATTTTTTTTGTTTTTTCTGAGTTTGAATTAGCCATTTCATTGTCCTAGTATTTTTTTTGATGATATTTTATTTTATATTTTTTTCTTGATTAATGATCTGTTGCTATGCTGTTTTTTTGATTGGGTTTTCATTTTGATTACCATATAAAAATTGTTTACAAGCTTCTATCTTGTTTGGATTTCTTGCAATTTCTTGTGAGAGATCATGAGCATTAATTAAAGCTTGCATAAACTCTTTAAATGTAAATTTAGTACCTCTAACATCATCTAAAGCCATCTGAGCATGATGAATTTGAAAATCATCTGTGTGCATAACATAAGCCCATATATGGCTTACGAATTCATCTATGTTTGCTTGGTTATGCTTTTCTATTAATTCAGATCTTAATTCATTTGATAAGTTCATATCTAAAAAAGGTGCAAACTCTTTGTTGCATAATTGCTGTAGATTTTGCTTAGTAAGCTTTGCTTCGCATTCTAATTGCTGATTAGAAACCTGCTTATAGACCGAATGTCTTTTAGCTTGTTTAGCTTCTAGTTCTGCTTTGATGTCGCTTGGCTTAGGAGTAATACGGCTATTGTTTATGTAGCTACCACAAGCCTTGCCAACATCTTCAAAAGTGTAATACTGTAATACCTTATGCCAAATGTTTATCTTTATTTTGTTTTTCTCATTATCATCAGAATCTAAAATATTGTAATTAGCATCTAACAACTTCATTATTTTTTTTGTGTCTTCAATTATCATAATCCCATATCCTCGAATGCTCTGTCTAATCTTGATTGTGGCTTAGGCTGATTAAGGTAGCTCTCCATTTTTGTACCAAATAGCGTTTGGGGTCTCAGATAAGCAACCATTTCACTGTTTGATGACCACTGCCTTGTTTTGTTTTCAATAACTGTTTTGAAATCTTCTAAGGTAAAACCTTCTTTAACTCTTGCTTTAATATATTTTCTATTCAAAGGTGTAGTTGATTTGTAGTTTGTTTTAGCTACTTGATTTAAATGATCAATAACTTCTTTGGTTATATCTCCCGCTTCAATTACTCCATTATCAGATCCTGAAAAAGAGACTATAGAGTTATTACTATATGTAATATTATTATTCTTATATATATCTTTAGATATATTATTATTCTCTGTTAATTTTTCTTTACTAGGGGTAGTAAACTTTTCTTTACTAGGGTTGTTAATAATTGTTATGTACCTAGTGTCAATTTGTTTACTACCTTTTTTGTATGTTACTTTTCTGTTTATATAGCCACAATTTTCTAATTGTGATAGCCATTTTTGAATTGATACTCTGCTTACATTGTATAATTTAGCAAAGTATTCAGATGATGCTGTGCAATTTCCATTCATATTGCATAAAGCAGTTATTTCAGCATATAATAGTTTAGCATTAGCTGTTAATTCTTTATCGTACCTGACATTTGCGGTGATTATAGCGTAATAATTTGGTTTTTCTTTTTTTGATATTTCAGTCATAATTAACTCCTATTTAGTGGGGGAGGTGAGACAGCTAATAGGATAAGCTCTCCCCCAAACTTTGGTACATAAAGCTAAGGTCTCACGCTCAGCTTATGCAAATTTGATACTAGTATTATAACACAATAAATAAAATAATTAATATTAATATTCAATACTTATTTAAGCTCTTTTTCTTTTCTTATCATCATTCTCAAGACAGCCTGCATTGTCATATCTTTAGATTTTGCTAACTCATTCAAGTCTTCTAGAATTTTCTTGTTTACTCGCATATGCGTTGTTGTACTACTCATTATTATTATCCTTAGTTTTTATTTTTTAGTAATTTTATTTACTTTGCTTTTCAGCTCATTAAACAAATCATTAAAGTATTTTATTTGTTCTTTAGTTGATATTGAAGCAAACGCACTACCATATTTGTGATATAAAGTCTCAGTAATTTTAGTTTTAAGCTCTTTTTTTTCATAAATTATTCTTATTTTGTCAAGCCCATTGACAAAAAAAGTATTTGGGTATTTATTCCATTGAATAAGTGTACCTGCTTCAACTAGATCAATTATCGCTTGCGGGTAATCAAGCAACATCTCTCTAGCATCTTCATTTCTTGCAAGTCTTTTCTGTTCTCTTTCTATAGCCTGCTTGGTTTTTTCAATAGACGCATATTGGTTGCGTATACTATCATTTATCTTTTCGTGAGCATTAAACCACGCACCACCACCACGCTTATCATTGACTGGCGAACCATGCGTCATTGCTTGGTGCTTATATAGTGAGTTGAAATTATCATCCTGTTTAGCTTCTTTTTTTTCCAAAGAGTTTTTCAATATTTCTAATCTTTTCATTTTACTTGTCCTTTTGATTGTTGTTTAATTTATGTATATAGTATAACACAAGTTATACATAATTCAATAAATAAAGTAAACTTTTTTATAAATTATTATCTTTACAAAAAATAAAAGTATGATAATATATATGTTTTCAATAACATAGGGAAATATTCAAATGAAAAAATCAAACATTACAGACACTATAAATGCAGTTAAAATGCTTCATGGAATAAATAAATCGTCTATAGCTAATTACTTAGATATATCAAGGCAATTATTTAGGTATCATGAAGGTCATAATAGCTTTAGTGATGAGCAAGTAGATAAGATAATTGCATTAGTTCATTCTCCACAAAATATATTTATTAAATAATTAAAATAATACTTTACTTTTTGTAAAATAGTTGTATACTTATCTCATAGCGTAACAGAATGATTGTTACCAAATCAAAAGATATTTAAAAACTTATTCAAATCTGTGAGGTAAACGAACCTATCCCGATAACGCTGCAATAAAGGGTAACAGCATAGGCAAGTAGAAGTAGCAGACTAATTATATTAGATGATAGCTTTTATACAGTAGTTATTATTTAATGTAGTTAATTAATCAAAGGAGAATTATTATGAAATACGATTTAGATTTGAGTGAAGCTTATGTAGATGAGCTTGAAAATATAGAAGTATCTGGTCTAGATGATGAGCAAATGAAAACATTCTTGTTTGATTGCTTCTGTGATAACAATATAATTGCAAAGGTTTGGCAATCAATTGAAGATAATTATTTTAAGGGTAGTCCTCACAAAGTATATACATGTATCGACTTTGATACTCAATGGTTCGATGCAAGATGGTGGGAAGGTAACTACCCTGAGATTCATATTTACTTAGATGATAACATCGCTTTAGAAGTTAATGTAAATATCTTCTTTGATGTTGATTGGAATGCTAACAAAGATGAATACGATGCTTATTGTTACCACAACTACAAAGCATCAGCAATACATATAGAAAAAATTAGAAGAATGGGTGCAGACTTGAGAACATTAAACCCACTACTATACAATGTTATATGCAAAACTTACGGAGCTGGCGATGGTTCGACTACTTTCAAATTGCCGAATGCAAATGGTGGAAAAAGTTGAAACCAATTTTAATAAGTATTATAGATTATAAGGAGAATTAATACTTAGTTTAACTCAACAAAAGGACAAATAAAATGAAAGATTATGAAATTGTTAAAAATAAAAACAAGTTTGAAGTACGCCACATTTATGGCAAAAATGTTTACTGCAAAACTTTTAGGGCAAAGTTTATTGCTAATATACATTTGTTTTTTAAAAATTTAGAGGGGTAAATTGTGAATTTTTACGATATTAGACAAAATACTGAAGAGTGGTTTGATCTAAGATCTGGTGTCATAACTGGTTCTAAGATTGGTTGCATCATGGCACATGTCGGAAAATCTTTCGGAGAAGTTGCTAAAAAATACGCTATTAATTTAGCTATAGAGCAAATAACAGGAAATAAAATAGAATCAGATTATACTAATAGACACATGATTCGAGGACATGAACAAGAGCCTTTAGCAATAGCATTATATGAAGAATATAATTTTTGCGAAGTCAAAAAAGGTGGGTTTTTCTCTGATGGTGTATTAGGTTGCTCCCCCGATGGATTGGTAGAAGATGATGGAATTATAGAAGTAAAATCTGTTATACCTACTGTACACTTTGCAAATATAAAAAGACAGGGGGTTGATCCAGCTTATAAGTGGCAGGTTTACTTTAACTTATATGCTTCTAATAGAAAATGGATTGATTATATAAGTTACTGTGATAACTACGCCACCAATAAAAAAATATTCATTCATCGCCTTTATAAAGAAGATTTGAAAAATGAATTTGAAGAAATGAAAGAAAGAATAAACGATTTTATTGTTTATGTTGAAAATCAAAAAGAAATTATTTTGAATAGTAAAATTGATAATTATTAATTTAAAGGAGAAAATAAAATGTCAAAAACACATTACAGAAAAGTTTTTAAAAGTGATCATTTGAGCTGTGCTGACTTAGAAGATTTGACTGAGCAAAATAGTGATTTAATCTTCACTATTAATCAAGTTAGACAAGAATTTGGAGCTAAGGTTGCTGGTAAAAAAATAGATGCAAATATTGCTTATTTTAGCGAAAATATTAAACCTTTAGTTTTGAACGCTACCAACTCAAAAACTCTTAAAGAATTATCGGGAAGCTCTTTTGTTGATGATTGGTGTAATTTAACAATACAGTTGTATATTGATGAATCAGCAAGTCTTATGGGAACTCGTGTTGGTGGTGTAAGAATAAGACCTAAAATTTTTCAAAAGAAAAAGATTGAAATAGTACCTGAAAATGAAGAATTATGGAATAGAGCAATCACAGCATACAAAAAATCAAAAAGTTTTGATGTTATAGAAAAGCACGCGATTATTACTAACGAGAATAAACAAATAATAAAAGAGCTATGTGATGAGTAATTTTATAAATGATAATGTCTATAACTTGTAAAGTAGTAGTGATGAAACTTAACAAAGATTTTTTGAGCTATATTATAAAAGAACATGGATTCAACGAGTTAAAGCTAAATTAAAGGAGTAAAGATGCCAATGAATAGAATTATTAAGTTTAGAGCGTGGAGCGATAAAGATAAAAAAATGTATGTGCCAAAATTACATGAGTTTGAAGACATGAATGTATGTATTGATAATCTGGCAAGTGATCAAGTTACACTTATGCAGTTTACAGGACTTCTCGATAGGCGAGGTGCTGATATTTATGAAGGTGATATAGTTCAAGGTTCTTGGGGGTTTGTAGACAAGATTGTTTATGATACAGACTTCTTGCAATTTAGATTTGATAATGGACGTAGTTTAGATTATTACGGTATTCATAAGCTTGAAGTAAAAGGTAACATCTATGAAAACCCAGAGCTTTTGGAGAAATAGAATGAATTTTCTTAAAGATAACAACTATCGACACGACCAGATTATCGCTGTACCTGCTGAAATAGTATTTATTAATTATGCAGAGCTGAAAAAACTACGAGCTAGACATGATGAAATAAGCAAAATGAATCTTGAGTTACTAACAGTAGTTGTAGAGAAGCGTGGTAGCTTATATAATGTTGTTGATAACTTTGAGATGTACTATAAAAGAACATGGATTCAAGCAGTTAAAACACTACATGTGGTAGTTGGAGATAGTAAATGAATACTGAAAATAAAAGTTTTACTGAAAAAGAAATTAAGGATTTATGGCAAACTCCTATAGAGATTTTTGAAACATTGAATAAAGAATTTAAATTTAACTGTGATGTTGCAGCAAGTGAAAAAAATAACCTTTGTAGCAAATATATTGATGAGGAAAAAGATGCTTTAAATTCTAATTGGAGTACTTCTAATTGGTGTAACCCGCCATACTCTAATATTAATCCTTGGGTAGATAAAGCAATATTAGAGCATGAAAAAGGCAATAATACAGTTATGTTAGTTCCTTCTGATACATCTGTTCAATGGTTTAAAAAGGCTTTTGACAACTGTAGTGAAGTTAGATTTATTAGTGGAAGAATTTCGTTTATAAACTGTGAAACTGGTAAGCCCGTTAATGGGAATAATAAAGGTTCTGTTTTGTTTATTTGGAGCAATAAATTTGATAAAGTAAGTCTGATAAATAGAAGTGATCTATATAAACTAAGATAATAAAATTGTGTAATATAATAAATATAGTAAGGAAAATAATCATGAAAAAATATGAATTGACAGAAGAAAGAAAAAACGAGATATTAGAAAAAATAGTAAATATATTATTTGATTATGGATTTGATAGTAATTACTTATCTAAATTTAATTACATAAGTATGAATAATAGGTGTGTTGTAGTATTGTCAGAAAATAAAAGAAATATATCTGATGGAAAATATTTCTTTGTTGGGAGAAATGTTGTTGTAACAACAATTGAAATAGTTAAGCTACTTATGCAAATTTCTACTGATTGGAAAGAACTTTGTTTTGAGTTACCAAAAAATATAAAACTTGAAATAAATTAATAATATAATAATATATATAAATTAATTGAATATTTGTATAATCAATGTTTAAGATTGAAAAAAATAATACATATAATAAAATATTTAAAAAAAATATAATATATAAATTTTATATTGAGCTATTTTTTTTGTTGTTAAAGCTTTATAATATGGTAAATTTAATTAGAAAAATAATAAAATACAATATGCACAGAAATAGCAGAATATTATTAATTGCAACATTAGTGCTTGTATGGGCTTCATACGCAATATATAACTTCGATAATTACACATTATTTGAAATTTGTGTTGATGTTATATTAGATCCGACAATAATAATATTATCAATAATATCTGTAATAAAAGAAAAATATTATAATAAAATTAAAACTTATCTACTGTTTTTTGTTTTTATAGCTGGATATTATAGTTTGTTTTGGGGGTTTGTTGGTCTTTCATCAATACAAAGTTACGAAAATATGATATATTCATCTAGTGATTTTTTATCTATCTTTTCTTTATTTACAGGTGTATTCTTTTGCGTTTCAACTTTCAAACTTAAATACGAGATAAAATAATGTACCAAACTGCTTTAGATTTGTTTTGTGTTTCATTAATAATATTGTTTTGTTTCTGGCTTGCTTCTTGCGGAATGTTGCCGAATGCAACAAATCCAAAATTAGAATTTTCAAAAGGCGATAAAATCGACGGCGGTGGTTCTGGAACTCAAGGGGTAGGTGAAGCTAAATTAGATTTAAATTTTAGTGATAATAATTCAAAAAAATATGAAAGGTCAACACTAAAAAATAAAGATACCTCTAATCAACTCAAAGCAAGCCAAGACAAAACTATTTTTTCTATCGGTGGTGAACATACTGATTTAAGCAACAAAACTCTTAAAACAGATACTAGAAGCAATACAGCTGATGATTATGTAACAGGAAATCAAAATAATAATGTCTTTAATGTAGGTATTAATAGATTTGATTTATTGTTGATGATGTTATTTTCTTTTTTAATTCCTTCGCCATTAAGCCCTATTTATAGATCTATTAAGAAAAAGGTTATAGGTTTGATTGATGTTAGAAAAAGCCGTAATTAAAATAATTATTGTACTTTCTGGAATTGGTTTACTTATATATCTAGTTTTTGCTATGGCAGAATTGTCCGCACAAAATAAACAGCTTATTAATGTCATGGATAAGATGCAACAATCATGGTTAGATAGTAATGAGATGACTATATCTAATCTGAAAGATACTGACAAAATAAAAGAAATATATTCAAATAATTTTTATAAAGTTTTAGAAAAGATAAAAAAAGATGATGACGGTATTTTAGAAATCAAAACCCCTGATGATTTAAACAAATATTTATTAGTCCCTCCTGCGGGAGTAAATATATATGATTAAATTATTATCAATATTAATATTATCAATATTGATATCTTCATGCGGTTTATTTGACACTTTCTATGTTTCGCCAAAATCGACACCTTATTTGACTCAACAAGTCAAGCCTTCATACAGAAATACTAATACAATCGGCGATGTATATTTAAGTTTTCTAAGTACTTCTGAGGCACTTGATATATGTAATTCGAAGCTCATTAGTATTAGAGAATTACAAAACAAAAATCAAAATATATAATAAAATTAAACAAAAAGGACAAAAAAATGAGAATTTTTAAAGATTACGAAGATTTTTTAGAAAATAAAAATGGGCGTGAAAATGGGGTCACTCAAGAGTTTTTAGATCTATACTATAATGGCGATATAGAAAAAGCAGAAAAAGATAATGAAAGTAACGTTAATTGCTATAACTGTTATAATTGCAAAAAATGTGATGAATGCGAATTCTGCACTAACTGTAATAACTGCCACTTCTGCAAAAACTGTAATAACTGTAATAACTGCACTTACTGCCACTTCTGCAAAAACTGCAATAACTGCGACTTATGCAATAACTGCAATAACTGCAAAAACTGCAATTTTTGCAAAAAATGTGATGAATGCAAATTCTGCGAGTACTGCAATGAATGCAACTTCTGCGACTACTGCTACCACAGCAACTTCTGCAACTTCTGCAACTACTGCGACTACTGCGACTACTGCAAAAACTGTGATGACTGCAAAAACTG